TTTTTTTCTTTAGGAATATTATAAAAAAATGGCTGGTGGATTAATGCAATTAGTCGCCTATGGCGCTCAAGATGTTTATTTAACAGGTAATCCTCAAATTACCTTTTGGAAAGTAACTTACCGTCGTCATACCAACTTCGCGATGGAATCAATTGAACAAACTTTCAATGGTCAAGCGGATTTTGGTCGTCGTGTCACATGCACTATTTCGCGCAATGGCGATTTAGCTTACCGCACCTATTTACAGATTACTCTTCCTGAAATTGGTCAATCTTTAGGCAATAACAATGTATATGCTAGATGGTTAGATTTCCCCGGTGAGCAGTTAATTTCACAAGTAGAAGTCGAAATTGGTGGTCAGCGCATTGATCGTCAATATGGTGATTGGATGCACATATGGTGCCAATTAACTCTATCAAAAGAACAAGAACGTGGTTACTATAAAATGATTGGCAATACTACTCAATTAACATACATTTGCGACCCAGATTTTGCCGAAGTTGATGGTCCTTGCTCTGCCGATGGTATTCGCCAAGTTTGTGCTCCACGTAGAGCGCTACCCGAAACAACCTTATATGTTCCATTACAATTCTGGTATTGCCGTAATCCTGGTTTAGCTCTACCTTTAATTGCTTTACAATACCACGAAGTAAAAATTAACTTAGACATTCGCAATATTGAAGAATGCTTATGGGCAGTAAATAATGTTGATGGAACTGGTTCAAAAATTAATGAAGCATACAAACAATCGCTAGCCGCGGCATCGCTATTTGTTGACTACATTTTCTTAGATACTGATGAACGCAGACGTATGGCCCAAAACCCACACGAATATTTAATTGAACAATTACAATTCACTGGTGATGAATCGGTTGGTTCGTCATCAAATAAAATTAAATTAAACTTAAATCATCCTTGCAAAGAATTAATCTGGGTTGTTCAACCAGACGCAAATGTTGATTATTGTGCTTCAACAACTGCTAATAATGATTTAAATAGATTATTAGGTGCCCAACCTTTTAACTACACAGATGCTTATGATGCTTTACCAAATGCGGTTCACGCTTTTGGTGGTAAAACTAATATAAAATCATCTGGAAATGGTAATAATGGTTTTATTAATTCTAGTGGACTATTCCAAGATCCATTTGCCAATGATGTTACAGTAAGTGGTAGCCCAGGTTGGGGAGGTACTACTAACACATCAGACTCCGGTGTTTCGGATGCCGGCACTTTCGTTTTAGCCGAAACTGCCTTAGATATGCACTGCTGGGGTGAAAATCCAGTTGTTGTTGCCAAATTACAATTAAATGGCCAAGACAGATTTTCGGAGCGTGAAGGCACATATTTCGACTTAGTCCAACCATTCCAGCACCACACTCGTGCGCCAGACACCGGCATTAATGTTTACTCGTTCGCCCTAAGACCAGAAGAACACCAACCATCTGGCACATGCAACTTCTCGCGAATTGACAATGCCACTTTACAATTAGTTCTATCTAATGCTACCGTTTCGGGTGTAAGCACTGCTAAAGTTCGCGTTTATGCTGTTAACTACAACGTCCTCCGCATTATGTCGGGTATGGGTGGTTTAGCTTACTCGAATTAAATAATTTTAGTTTTTAATTTTCAATTAAAGTTTTATTTTATTAAAACAAAACTTTAATGCTTTAAAAATATTATATTTTTAAATATATAAGTATTACTATGAATACATCTTTAGTAATTAATAGTTTTTATATTACATATATATTTTTAATTACTACTTCTGTAATTACATTTATTGAAGCATTACGAAGTCCCATTCCACAAGTCCGTCATATTTTGAATTTAGAAACATGTATTTCTGTTATTGCTACTTATTTTTATGGATTATTTATAGAGCAAATAAATAAAACACAAAAATATGACTCGGAAAAGAATGACTCAGAAAAGAATGACTCGGAAAAGAATGACTCGGAAAAGAATGACTCGGAAAAGAATGACTCAAAAAAGAATGACCAGTCAAAAATTAATTTATTAAAAGATAAAAATCTTGATTCTGTTGAGGATCTTCCTTTAAAAAAAATTAATAATATGCGTTATTCTGATTGGATAATCACTACTCCTTTTATGTTATTAGCACTTTCTATGTTATTAGGTTATGAAAATAAAATACCAGTTAAAATTAAACCATTTTTACTAGTTTTATTTTTTAATCTTTTCATGTTGGGTTTTGGATATAGCGGAGAAATAGGTTTACTAAATAGAGGTTTAGCTAGTTTTATGGGTTTTATATTTTTATTTTTAACATTTGGTACTATTTGGAGACTTTTTATGACAAGTATTAAAACAACATATCAATCAAAATTAATATTTTGGTTGTACTTAGGTTTATGGTCTTTATATGGAGTATTTTATCACGCAAATGAATCAACTAAACTAATAGGATACAACATGTTAGATTTAATTGCCAAAGCATTTGTTGGAATTTTCTTTTGGTTATATTTAACAAAATCTGTAATATTTTAATGTTTTTAATATTTTAATGTAGTATTTTAGTATAAATGAATGATTTATCAAATATTTTAATAACAAAAGAAGAATCTAAGAGAGAAAGAAAGCATAATGCTGTAAAATTACCAAATAATATAGAGCAATGTAATATACCTATATATGTTAATTATTATAAAGAATGTTATGACCAAAAAAATAAATGTTATAGAGAATATTTTAAAATAGAAAAACATCCTCATAATATACATAATAAATTATATGTATCATCTAAATCAAATAAGATAAATATATTAGAAAAATTAGAAGAAATAAAAAAAATGTTATTAATTATTGAAGAAGAATATGAATTATATAATAAAAATAATGAAACAAAACAAGTTATAAATAGCAATGAAGAGGTTATAAAGAGCAATGGCGAGGTTATAAAAAGTGAGCTACAAGTTGCTAAATGCGAACTACCAGTTTCTAATATTTTACAAAACAAAAAAAATTCAATAATATTGCCAAAATATATTAGTATTAGAAGACACGAAACACAACCCAACAATTATTATTTAATATATGATAAAAAGTCAGGTTCTAAAAGAAATACCTTAAAAGCATTGTGTTCAAATTCAACATTATTAAACACAAATTTAGAATTATTTACAAAAAAAATAGAAGAAAAATTTGCTTCATAATACATTATAAAAATTATATAAATATATAATCACTATTCATTTTGTAATGTTTTTAAAATTAAAATCAAAAAATTATAAATTCAAAATATTACTCTTAAATGATGATATAATGTATTTAGTCAATAATTTAACAAATATAAAATGTCATATTTGCAATAAAAAATATAAACTACAACACGATTTTTATAAAAAACAAAGCAAATTTTATTATTGCTCTAAAAATTGTTATCATTTTATTTAATTAAAATGGATTTTTAGCTTCTATTATCCATTGAATACTTTTTTTATCTAAAATTCTTGTATTATTAAAATGTTTTTTTAATAATTCAACAATATTTACACTTTTTGGGCCTGGCGGGTCGCATTTATAGACTTCATCAACAATACCTATATACACTAATCCATCTAGATTTAAGAGTTCTTTTATTTTATTCATTACATTAGTATATTGTAAATAAGGCATATTCCATAAAAAGCATGTAATTACATCAAATTTATTAGAATTATCCATTGTTAATAAATCTTGCTTTAAAAGTGTAATTTGTTTATTAACCCACATTTCATGAAAGCGCGAAGAATCTATATCAATACCCAATACACTTGAGGCGCCAACTTTCACTAAGTTTTCACAATTTGCTCCACTTCTTGTTCCAATGTCTAAGCACTTTTTATTAATAAAATTACAATTATTTTTCAATAATTGATTATAAACATCATAAGCATAATAATCATTAATCATTTTTTTTATTAAAAATAAATATTTTAATTTTATATTATCAGTTTTTTTAGTATTTTGAGTTATGATTTATGATTAGCTCAATGTTTTATAATATATTTCACTTATTACTTCTACTAATTCATTTGCTAATTTGTCTTCATCAATATCAAAGAAGCATTGTATT